TTAATCAGGTGTAGGTGTAATTATTTCACCTGTAATATTGGAAAAATCAGAAAAGTCTATTGTTAAGAAATTCGGTCTTGTTCTTCTAACTAATGATACCTTATACGAGATGGAAGAATCATCCGACTTAGGTAACACATACAATTTACTATTTGCATATTTAAAATCGCACCAATGCATCCCCATATATTTTATTTCTATGTTTTTAGATCCAGTAGGTATTGACATCACTCTATAAAATGCAGTATTAGCTCCCGAATAGACATATATTTCTATCAACGAAGAAGAAGTATATAAACCATTAGAATCAGCTTTATAGTCAATAATCAGACCTTTTCCTCTTTCTATATCAGTTACTGCAAATATTTTACTCATTAATCCATTCTTATTAGCCGTAGCTGTACCTATCAGTCCTCCCAGAAGCATATTATCAACTATTCATTGTATAGTTAATTCAATGGCATCATTTGGGATATCCCCTGTGCCTTGTTTAAATATATATCCAGAATGTAATGGTATTATATTAAAGTAGACTCCTGATCTCTTTACATACAACATCGATTCTTTGTACGTAAAAACTAGCCCACCTTCTATATCTGCTGATTTAAATAATCTATTAATAGTAAATGATGATGATGTTTTGCAGCAGCAAAATAAACCTGGAGCAACTGAAGGGGCACTTATCTGCACTAAAAAAGGTAATCCTTCCATAGGTACATGAACATAATAACTCCCTCCCGACAATAGAGGAAATGGGATAGAACATTTATCTATAGCGCCCATCAATCCATTACTTTCATTCGTTGCAAGCGGTATCAGTCCTCCCAGCTCTTTGTTTAGATAAAATCCATGTTAAAAAGAGAGTACACGAATCGTAACTATAAGGTCATAATTTATAGCAGTTATCATAATCTGATTATCCTTTAGTGATATAGATATAATTTTATCAGCACTAGAGAATATCTTCGTAACAATGCCGGTAGAATCAACATAAATCATCATTTCTCCGTCATTATGGCTGACATATACGAATTCATTGGTAGGAGCACCTATACTAAATGATACTCCTAGCCGTATTGTTTCATAATATTCAGTTCGTTTTATTCCATTTGTTGGCAGAAGTCCTCCCAGAAGCATTTTTTGTGGTTTATTTTGTAAATACAGAAGAATTTTTTTAACTTTAAAACAAAAAGTTGAATATGTTAGAGAAGATCAGATACCGTTTGGTTTATAACCGACAAAACAAGTTAAATCGACAAGGGACAGCCCTAGTCCAAATAGAAGCCTATTTTAATCAGAGAAAGGTATATTTTAAAACCAATGTTTATCTAAAGCCGGAGTGTTGGAGTAAGGATGGTGCCCAAGTAATCAACCACCCGCAATCGAATGAGCTTAACGCAATGCTATACGAGAAGATACTGGAGTTGCAGGCTATAGAACTTAGCTACTGGAAAAGAGGGCTTGAATCAAACCTTTCCACGTTAAAGGAGGCTGTAAAAAAGGGAATTAAACCAGTTGTATCTTTTTTAAAGTTTGCAATACAAACGATAGAGAATTCTGATAGAAAACCGGGAACCAAGGATAACATGCTGGGCACGGTAGCCACTTTGAAGGAATTTCGGAACGTGATAGAGTTCACAGACATCAATTATACGTTTCTAAAGGAGTTTGACGCATTTCTTCGCAATAAGGGATTGAAGGTAAATACGGTAGGAAAACACATGAGAATACTGCGTACCTTGGTTAACGAAGCAATAAACGAAGGTTATATATTACAGGAGGCATACCCTTTCCGTAAGTTCAAGATCAAGAAAGAGAAGAAGGAACATAACTTCTTGATGCCGGCAGACTTGGAGAAGCTGGAGAATCTTGAACTGCCGGACAGGAAGAACAACAGCCGGCACATACTGGACGCATTTCTCTTCTGCTGCTATTGCGGATTGAGATTTTCTGATTTTAAACAGCTTACCTATAAAAATCTGATAACGATAGACGGAAAAGAATGGTTAGTGCTGAACAGTGTTAAAACAGGCGTAAAACTCAATATTCCGCTATATCTGCTGTTTAACGGAAAGGCACTGGGCATAATGCGGAAGTACGACAGCATCGAACAACTGGCTGCATTAGGTTGCAATTCGGACACTAATCGGACATTGCAGAAATTGGGAAGGATGGCGCGTATCAGCAAGAAATTTACCTACCATACCAGCCGTCACACTTGTGCAACCCTATTAGTACATCAGGGAGTTCCGATAACCACCGTCCAAAAACTCTTGGGGCATACATCGGTCAAGACAACAGAGATATATTCGGAAGTGTTTGATGAAACAATCATCAAGGATCTGACAAGGGCTAACCAGAAGTATTCTAAAAATAGAAATGTAAAACAAAATCAAATAAAATCTCAAAAATCCCCGGAAAAATATCTCAGGCAGTAGAAACCTATAAAAGCTATCTGTTTTATACTTGTTTTTCCGATCCCATTCCACAACATTCGTTTCATGTCAATAAATATACAAACTCGCCAGTCTTGCCGTTCTATTAATTCTCTTCATTTATCTTGCAAGTAAAAAATATTGCATTAATGGCAATTTTTTAAGAAGATTGGTTTTTGTTTCAACATTGGCTTCTTATAACTAATTAATATAGTTTTCTTTTTTGTATTTCGTTTCAGAATTGATATCTTTGCTATTGTCTTCTCGGGAAAATGGGATAGAGAGTAGGGCGTGGATTGAACGGCTGCTGTGCTTTTCGCTGGCGGTCGTTCTTTATTTTGTATTTAAATGTTAAATATTACACAATACAAGAAAATATATTGTGATTTGTTTTGTTATTATATCACAATGTAGTATATTTGCATTGTGATAATAAAACAACAGATAATAACAAACAAAAACATACGATTATGAAAAGTTTCGATTCTTTAAATGCAGATTTTCGCAGAGCATTCAAACAGGCGGCAAAACAAGGTATCGTTAAATTCACGGTTGAAGGAATTAAAGACGATCCCGATTCAATTTATCCAATGTTTGAGGTATCAAACAATCACGTTACTTACTATTCCGTGCAGAGACAAGAGAGTGTTTGTATAACTGATATGAAGATTAAAGCCGTTATATATTAATAAAATGCTGTGCTATCGGCATGACGGGCAAGTAATATGACAATAGAAGATAGATTAAAAAAAATAGGTGATTGCGATATTAAGATTATCAAATCAGAAATTGTAAAAGATGCGAAGTTGGTTATATTTGAATTTGACGAGTTTGACACTTCAGCTGCAATTATTTACAATACTGGCGAATTATTTCATTTAAAAGACTGGCAGGGAGGAGTTCCTGCAACCCAGAAGGATATCGAAGAATTTGATTGGTTGTCGGAAGATGGTAAAGATGCTATTGTTTTCGATGGACTACCAAGACTCTTAATATAAATCACTATAAGCTGTGCTATCGGCATGACGGGCATAAGCTTATGAACAGTTATAATATTTATGAGAAAAATAATGAGGCAACGATATTATATCATGCGATTGCCCGTGATGAAGATCAGGTAATGGAACTGGCTAAAGAGGCGGGGATTGATATGGATGGGTTGAGTATAGAACTGGAACGGTCTAATGTAAAGGATCAGTTGGGAAAACCATTATCAGCAAGAATAGAGGATGCGTTAATATATTAATTATGGCAAGAAGACGATCTATTACCCTAGATCAAGAGTCTAGGGTGTTGTCCCTATATAAGGACGGGATAGCTATCAAGGAGATAATGAAGGAAACAGATATAAAGTCTGAGCAAACGATATATAGGATATTGGACAGCAATGGTGTGCCGCGAAGACCTAAGGTTAGAGGTGTAAAAAAAATATTAGTAAAAATAGAGGAGGACGTGGCAGCTATATTGGATAAGGAGCAATCGGTATCATTATATGTCAATGAGGCTATAAGGTTTTACAACAGTAACCGGCATTAATTGCCGGTATTTTTTTGCAATAAGGGAAACAATATATATCTTTGTAGGAGCGTGTGAAGATGCACGCCACCGGGATTATGACGAAAGGACATGCTACATATATATAAGACAATGAGCTTGTTGCGGATTAGTTTCCGTGGCAGGCTCTTTTTTTTGTCATACAAAATAAAGGTTAGTTTGAGAATCGGGTAATCCAAAACGTGTAATTGATGGTAATTAAGAGTTAACATAAAATTAGGTAATATGACAGATTTAGTTTTTAAAGGTCAGAATGACCAAGTTTTAACCAATAGCCTATTAGTGGCTGAGAAGTTTGGTAAAGAGCATAGCAAAGTGATGAGAGATATTGAGAACCTATCGTGTTCCAATGAATTTAGAGCCGCCAATTTTGGCGTGTCCTCTTATATTAGTCTACAAAACAAGGAGTTACCCATGTATGTAATGACGAAAGACGGTTTCAGTTTCCTTGTTATGGGGTATACCGGAAAGAAAGCAGGGATATTCAAGGAGGAATATATCAAAGCTTTCAACACAATGGAACGATCATTGAAAGAAATTAAAACTCCTCAAACATATGCGGAAGCGTTGCGCCGGCTTGCGGATGAGGTGGAGGCAAAAGAACAGATTCAGTACCAACTTGAACAGAAGACCGAGCAACTTGATGAGTCCAAAGAATGGTACAGTATCAAGCGTTGGGCAAAGGAGCATAATATGAACTGGCGTTCCATCAACTGGCGAAGAATGAAAGCGTTATCTTATGGATTGGGCTACGAGATCAAGAAGATATTTGATGCCAACTATGGACAGGTAAATATCTATCATATTAATGTGTTCAAAACTTACTTTAAATGAGAGATGTAATTTACAATTTTATCAACGAGCACATGATGATACATATTGTGCTTATAGCCTTGTGTATTGCGGCTACAATGGGGGCTATGTTAGTAGACCTTATCACGGGAGTTATGAAAGCCAAGCAACGGGGGGAGGCAAGAACATCCACGGGGTATAAGAAAACAGCCATCAAGGCGAAAAAGTATTTCACCCCGTTCATAGAATTGTGCTTCATTGACCTGTTATGCTGCGTGGTTATCCCCTTCCCTGTTTTTTCAATGATCTGGACAGGTTACTGTATTTTCTGTGAGTTTAAATCGGTACGCGAAAAATCGTGGGAAAAAGCGGAGTTACGCAAAGCAGAGAAGACAATGAGTGTAATCATCGAGAACAAGGATGATATCGCCAAAATCATGGCTCAGATATTGTTTGATAATGAAAAAGAAAAGGAGGGAAAGAAAAATGGCTGATGTGAAAAAACTTGCACCGTTTATCCTAAAGTGGGAAGGCGGTTTTATTAATGACCCTGACGATTTGGGAGGGGCTACCAATATGGGCGTAACCATCGGAACTTATGAAACGTATTGCCGGAAGAAAGGTTATCCCAAGCCTACGGTTGAAAGATTGAAAAACATCACGAAAGAGGAATGGACCGAGATTTTGAAAACCATGTATTGGGACAGATGGAAAGCCGACGAGATTAAATCGCAATCAGTTGCTAATATATTGGTTGATTGGGTCTGGGCTTCTGGAGTACACGGTATCAAAGTACCGCAGGATTTAGTTGGTGTGATTCCTGATGGCATTGTCGGGCCTAAGACACTCGCCGCAGTTAATTCTCGTAATTCGCGTGAACTGTTTGACCAGATCAAGATTGCACGGTTTGATTTCATCGAGGATATATGCCGGAGACGCCCCGCAAACAACAAGTTCAAACGTGGTTGGATGAACCGTATCAACGATATAAAATTTGAGGGATGAAACAAAGGATCTATATATGGATTGCGGTAGGGATAGCGTTGCTACTGCTGTTCGGATCATGCCGGAGTATAAGGTATGTTCCGGTAGAAACAATAAGGACTGACAGTCTTTATCTTACTGTGTATGAACGTGACTCTATCCACATTAAGGATTCTGTCTATATAAGAGAGAAGAACGATTCAGTATTAGTTGACAAATGGCATATAGTCTACCGTGACAGGACAATTCGCGATACAGCCTATATAGAGAAGGAGAAAGAGGTAGGGGTTCCCTATCCTGTGGAGAAGGAATTAACATGGTGGCAGAAGACGAAATTAGAACTAGGAGAGTTATCTATAGGTATTATATTAGTATTACTAATCGTAGTCATTTGGTTGATAAAGAAGAAGGGAGGTGCAAGATGAGATAGCAACATCAAGTATTATCCGCCACAGGTAGAAGTGTGGCATATAATAGAAACTCATATAATAAAAGTGATTCTTTTGCGGCTTAGAAAAAAAAGAAAGCCGCCTCCTGAAAGGATTGACAGTCGGATAAGGAGATAAACACCCGTGGTGTTGTTGCGGCCTTCATTGGCAATAACAAACACTTCGGGTGTTTTGTTTTCAAAAACCGAAATAAAAAAAATGAAATTAGAGGAACTGTATAAGGATATAGTAGGTGTTGTGTGTGATGTTACCGGTCTTGTTGAGGCTGACATATTAGCCAGCAATCGCGAGGAATGCGCCGATGCAAGATATCTACTGGTCATGGCGTTGTCCAAAATGCTGACTGATCATGAAATTGGCAGATTCATCAACCGTACCCGACAAGGTGTATCGTTTATTCGCTCGAACCGGCAAAAATTAAGGAAATGGACAGTTGCAAGCAATTGGAAAGTAATTAGCAAGTATATAGCAAGTAATTACTTTATCTGCAAGTGACTTGTACGGACATTTGTGAGCGGTCAATATTGACCGTAATTCCAAAATTATAAATTTATGGAAGCAGAAGTAAAGCAAGTAATTAAAGAGAAGGAGTACGTACATGATGAGAGTCATGATAAGTACGCAAGCAAAGGCTTGGCTGGTATGTAGCAGTGCCTGTTAGCCCTTATCCGCTTCGCAAGCGGGGTATTAAATTCGTTCTTTGAAATATTTTTTTGTATCTTTGCCATACGGATACGGATAGGCGGGAGTAGCTACCCGTTGAAAGCATAAGCTAATGGTGCTTCCGTATCTTCTTTTTACATTAGCAATATCACAAACATTAGCAATATGGAAGAAGTATGGAAGAAAGTACCTGGACTCGACTGGTACGAGGTAAGCGACCACGGAAACGTGCGGAGCATTGACCGTGAATTTGTGAACAACATTGGTAGGAAATGTTTCCTGAAGGGAACCGCTCTAAAGCCGAAGGTTGAACGTGGATATATTCGGTTTGGTTTAAGAGATGAAAATCATAAGAAAATTATGATGAGTGTACACCGACTGGTAGCAATGGCTTTTATCCCCAACCCGAACAATTATCAGACTGTTAATCACATCAATGGCATCAAGACCGACAATCGGGTAGAAAATCTCGAATGGTGTTCCATTCAGGATAATATTCGTCATGCTTACAAAAACAATTTGGGGAATTGTCTTGACAATTCAAAAGAAAGAATCAATCGTGTAAACGAGAAGAACTCTTATCAGCGAATAGTGGTCGTTTGTCCGGACGGTACTGAAAAGGGATTTCATTCCGTCAAAGAAGTATCTCTTCATTTCGGTATCAAGGTATTGACCATCAACGATGCTTTGATAAAAAATTCGCATCGGGCTTTCGGATATACTTTCATTGGATACAAAAAATAGAACTTATTTAATGCTAACGGGGAACGCCCACGAGGTGAATCCCGTGCCATGCTATCGAAAGATAGAGCGGTGTATCGACTATCTCCGGATCGGGAGAGTAGGGTCCTTATTTGCACAGGATTCGAAACAGGGCTTCTCGGACTTATGTCCGGGTAAGATATAGTCAGAACACGTAGTAATGCGTGAGAAATTCGACAGCGTTAGGTTTCGGCATCGGTGGTGCCGTTTTGGGAGCAGCCGCACTATGGGGCCGCCGTGGTGGCATTGGCGGTGGTATGCCTGAGAATGTGAATATCAACACAGTCAGTGATGCTATTTCCGGTCGTACCGGTGTTGCTCCTACCGCTTTCCAAGCATGGGAGAAAGGTTGTGATGAGGCTTTAGCCTTAACTAACACCATTTGGGGGCTTAAAGTCAACACTCAAGAGCAGATGTACGCTCATCGTGATGTGGATGTTAATGAGAAATTCCAGATTTGGAAATCTCAAGTGGACGGAGATTTTGGTTTGTATAAATCCATGCGTGATTTGTACGATGTACAGACTGACAAATTGAATACAGCCGCATTCGGTTTGTACAAGGGGCAACGTGATCTTTACGACACATTGAACGAACGCTATTCTGCCAAGTTCTGTGAGCTTGACAAGAAAGTCTACGGAATGGAAGTGGCTAACCTGTATCAGAACAAGATCATACAGATGGGTATGGAAAGTGTCCTGAAGGATAGTATGTGCTATACGGACCGCAAGACCTGTCGTGCAATCTATGGTGTAGTGGGTTTACCGTCAACCCCGACAGTGAGCGTACTGGAGGGGGCGAACCCTTACGGATGCAATTGCCGCACTCAGGCAAGCACGGCTCCAAGCGCATAAGGAAGCGTAAGACACGTTAGTGGTAAGCCCCTTCGGGGGCGATGCCACTTTCTTTATTAACCACTAACAAAAGTATTATTATGGGAATGTTTGAAAGCGATCCATTGTTATCGACAGGAAGAAGTTTGGAAAGTCTGGCACAGGAGAATGAGGCTTATACACAGAAGCTACAGGCGTTGAAACAGATTCCGGGCATCACTCAGCAGCAGAGAGTATCTACACCTACCCCGATATGGGATGAGATAGACCGTATTGTTTCATCGCTTAATGATCAGGAGAGAGCTGTTCTTAATAACAACAAGGAATATTATGATAACAGCATGGCCATTCAGGAGATGGTTAATTCAGAGGTCCTTCTTCTTGTCAAAGGCAGAATAGAGGGCTCTGCGGAAGGAAAGGCCGTGTTGGAACAGCAGCTGTCATTTGTCAGGAGGACATCTAAGATAGCCAAGGAGGAAACAGCGAGAAGAGATGCTTTATTCCGTGAATACGTTACGGAACATAGCGATATGACATGGCAGGAGTTTATTGACTGGAAAAACGGGAAACCGCAACAAAAATCTAAGAAGTAATGGAGGTTAAGAAGAATATAACAGAACTGAAGGACAAGCTAGCTGACTCATTGCAGCTATGGATTGACGAGAGGATAGACGGGCTTGTATTGAATAATCCTCAATTAAAGGTAGCATCTGTGTATCTCAAGAGAGGGGCGAAGAATTTTCTTGCAAAGCAAAAGGACGGGATAGGTGACATGATAGATAATGCCGCTTTGTTTTTGTGTGATGAGGATGGCAATGTGGATGCGGATTTACTTTTTAACGATATGCTTTCCATGCTTCGGGAGATGGAAGAGATGCCATTTGGTAAAGGCTTTATCCGTGGAACCATAGGGAAGGGGAGTATCCGTTTTGCGCTTCCGGACAATCCGATAACAAGCATTTTATTTGGCAAGACGGGTGCGATTAAGATAACAGATGCGGATTTGATGGAATTAAAGAAGTTGCTAATAGAATAGATTTAATCAAAATGATAGCGTAAACTGAACTTTGCTGTTACAAATAGACAGGAAAAAATACTTAAAAATTCCACTCAAAGTGTCAGCACCCATCCGATGAAACAAAACAAAATGTAACTTTAATATATTTGAATATGGAATACAAGGATTTAATTAAAAACGCAAAGGCTAACGGTGTTGCCTCTGACAAGGCAATGTGGCAGAGCGTGGACGGTCTTAGTGACATGCTGTGTGTGCTGAAAGAGGAACACCCAGCAATGTATTGGGAGTTTATGCGCAAGCAACACTCCATCTTGTACGGTCCGCACTACGATAAAAATTTTGCGGAAATGGATATTGAGAGAATCCGCTATACAGGTCCGGGCGGTGAGAAGAAGAACGGTGCCCATTGGAGTGCTGACCAAGTGGAGGACGCTACCAAAAATCTGTCTTTCCCTTCTGGTACGACGAAGTGGGATAAGTACGTAGCTTTTAATAGCTTTTATTCGGATCTGTGCTCTATCTATGATGAATCGCAGATCATCAAGGGTGCTCATAAGTTCTACTTTGCCGACGAGGATGGACCACAAGGTAAGATATGGGAGTATATGACCGCAATGCAATATGGATCGTAGTATAGACATATTGCTGGATCAGTTGGACGATAGGAGCCATTTTGATTTCTGTCGCTTGCTGGCTGTTGTATGGTGGAATATGTGCTAAAATGATCCCTGATATATAAAAATCGGGGACTAAATCGAGGACTGTTTACGGTAGTGTCTGAAAGATTTAGATAATAATACCCCCGTTCAAAAGCCATTCAGAAGGCATTAGAACGGGGATAACAGGTTTAACCATTGATTTTTTGATTCCCACATGGTCTATGCCGGCTACCTTAATCATGTGGTCCAAATGTTCGGCAGCATCACAAACGGATGCGGCTTTTGGGTTTTTATTGATATAGGCATCAAGGAGACATAACTGTGCCACTCCGCCATTTTTCGCTAAGGCACGGAGTTGTTCGTCTGTCAGATTACGATCATGGTCGCATAACGCCTTTGACGAGGAATGAGAGGCGATGATAGGTTGTGTACTATATTTTATCACATCCCAGAAAGTACCTTCACTGGCATGCGATACATCTATCATAATTCCTAGGTGGTTCATTTCCTTCACCACCTCACGTCCGAACCGGGTCAGTCCTTCGGTCGCATCTTCCGTGTGAGTGGATGAATGGCAGATATCATTGTCATAAGAATGGCAGAGAGTAATATAATTGACTCCCATCTGTTTGTATTTTGCTATATTCTTTAGGTCTTTGCCTATGGCGTAACCATTCTCGATACCTATAAAAAAAGCTTTTTTACCTTCACGCTTCAGGCGTATCAAGTCTTCTTCCGTAAGGGCGATGCCACAAAAATCTTTGTATTGCTCTACTTCGTCATAAATGGATTGAATTAATCGGGTGGTGCTTTCTACGGCTTTTTGTGAAGATGCGTCATCCCGTTTCCCCTGCCATATAAATGCGGCTAGGAACTGTGCGTCCAATTTGCCTTCCTCCATTTTGGGGATGCTGACCATGTTGTCTTTTCTCAGGCCTACACTGTAACCGTTTTTAAACCAAAGAGGAGTGTCTGTATGAGTGTCAATGGATAGAATGCGGCTGTGAATTTTTTTAGCTAGGTTGAATGTATCAGCCTTGTTCACCAGGAATTTAAATAATTTATGCATGGTGGTATCTCCGGCAGCTGTAAATATTTCCGGATGAAATTGCACACCTATCATTTGTCGTATGGGATAAGCTTCTATAGCTTCCGCTATACTGTCGGGTGCCCAAGCCGTGATTTTGAATCCCGGTGCCAATTTCCGGATAGCCTGATGATGGAATGTATTGACTTGCAGCACTTCTTGTCCTGTAATTTCTGCCAACTTGCTTTCCTTTATGATGGATATCGGATGGGTGGGGGTAGTGCCGGATTCTTTTTGGCGATGGTTGACACTTGAAGGATGTTGCGTGGGCAGATCTTGATATAAAGTTCCACCGAAAGCTACATTCATTAATTGTAGCCCCCTGCAAATTCCTAATATGGGAATATTCCGATCTGCGGCCATTTTCAGCACCATCAAGTCGAAGGTATCCCGGGCGGGGCTTACTTCTTCCAGTTTTTCATAAGGAAGGTCGCCATAATACATTGGTTGGATGTCTTCTCCACCTGTAAAGACAATTCCGTCCAGCCGGGATACAATTTGACGCAGTATTTCTACATTATCCGTTACAGGTATCATGTAAGGAATTCCTCCAGAGAGAATGACTGACTGTACATATGCCGTGTTTACGGCTGTCCGTTTCGGACTTATATCTGTGGAAATTCCAATGAGGGGAAACCTTTTTATTCCGGGAATCAATTCGGAATCCACTTTTTGATTCAACCGGACGAGTGCTTCGGACAAAGGATCCTTTTGACTTTTTTGTGCTTGTACATGGCAACATCCCAAAGCTAACAGTAATACTAAGAGGCATTTGTTTTTCATATGAATATAGATTTTGTCTTGCAGGCAAATGTATAAACTATGTTTTTATTGAAAAAATAAAATGCCATAAAAATAGAGTAGGAGGTACTTATTCCAAGCACCTCCCACCTTTATATTCAGAAAATATTCAATTTACTTCATATCTTCCACAGCAGCCTGCGCCTCCTTAATATCCTATTGGTATTCAATTATTTGTATTCTCGGGAAAAACAAATAGAAAACGGATATTTAACGAATATCTAACAGGCTGAGGTTTTTATCAGTTTTAGTCCTCTACAGCAGCTTGGGCCTCATTAATACCCTATTGTCATTCAACTATTTATCCCATCAAGGGAAACAAATAGAAAACAAATAGTGATATGTAGGAATGTTATTCCTTTATCGAAGCACGATAGCTACATTACTATAAAATCATATACCAAGCAATTATCAGGATGGGAAACATTCAACAATCTAAGCCCTTACCATATATAACCGCTGTATATTGTACTACATATTATCTCCTTTCTTCTAAAATTTTTATGATCCTCTCCTTGTCATTCAAGTGGGATTCAAGATGCGTTATCTGCTCTCTCAAAAGTTTAATGGTTTCCTTTTGAGATTCGATTTCCACCCGTTCTTTGGATAGTTGTGATGCCAGTTCTGCTTCGCCTATTATATTATGGGCATTCCCTTGCAAGGAAACTGCCGCCAAATGAGCAGAAATCTGCTGCGGAACGGGACAGAACAACGAAAAGAAATTATAGTCCAAAGCTTCACTCACTCTAACGAGTCGGCTGGTCTCCATAGTTTCCCTATCCAATATGCGGTTTACGTGCTGTTGGGTTACACCAATCCTACGCCCCAACTCGGATTTGGAAATGCCAAGTTCGACACGACGTCTCTCAATTTCGGCACCTACATGCACACGTTTGATGTTTATTTCCATAGGTATAAATCATTAAATAGAGATTAAACCCAAAAATATCAAATATTTATTTGGCTACCTAAACATTATTATGTTACTTTGCAAGCGTTATACACTTGATTAGTATATGCAAAGTTAAACATTAAACATTAAACATCCAAACATTATGGTAGAAAATGTGGTAAAAATCCGTCCCGCTCTCACCGCCCTCAAAATCGGCGAGTCAATCACCTTTCCCATTTCCAAGCTGAAAAGTGTCCGTACACAAGCCTCCGAACTGGGTGCCATCTACAATCGGCAGTACAAGACCCAAACCAATAGGGAGAATATGACTATCACCGTAAAACGCATCGACTAACAATTTAATTATAATGGATATGAAAACACTCCAAGTCTTAGACCGACTAATCCCATACGATGCTTTTCTAAACGACCTTGCAGCCAGAATAGTCGGAATGATAAAAGCCGATAGCAACGACCCTGAATTTGTTTGCCAAAGAAAAGCGTATAAGCTGTTTGGAAGGCGTAATGTCGAAAGATGGAGACGACAAGGAAAGGTAGAATTTTACAAAAGGCCCGGAAAGGTGGAATACAAGACTTCAGACCTTCGCCTTTTACAGCGTACCGTGCAGGATTACCTTGAATCGCCATTACATAAAGAGGATGATAGTGGCAAAAAAAAGAATTGAATAAGTAAACTTTATTATGGCTACCTATTCAATACTATCAAAACTTTCAGTGTTTGATACCGAAAGTACAATAAAGTAGGCCTACCCCTACTCTCAGTTAGTAATATAAAGTAATGATAAATGAAGGAATTAAAGCCAACATGTGACCCCGATGGTGTCTATTCGGTCAAACGCACGTGTGCGGAATTAGGCGTAAGCCACAAGACACTCCGTAAGTATAGGGATAGCGGCTATATCAAGCCGCTCAATCCCCAGAATCTTAGCCGTCCTAAATATTCCGGACAGTCAATCATTGAATGTTGGAACCTTCTCAAAACATTATGATAAGCGAATCCACCATCGATAAAGTCAGGAACCTCGCCATAGAAGACATCCTCAAACCCTACATCAGACTTTCACGAAAAGGATTGACGTTGATGGGGCTTTGTCCTTTCCATTCGGAACGGACTGGCTCGTTTGCGGTCACTCCCGGCAAAAACTTGTTCCACTGTTTCAGTTGCAACCGTGGTGGGGATGGCATCACCTTCATTATGGAGAAGGAGAACTTGACTTTTATGGAGGCTGTAACCTTTATCGCCAAGAACAACGGCATACCGATAGAATATTCAGATGAAGAACGTAGCGAAGAAGAACTATTGGAAGTCAAACACAAGGAATCACTCCTGATTATCCTTGACCATCTTCAACGCTTCTTTGTGGAATACCTTAGAGTAGCAACAACGGACGAAAGCCGGATAGCCCGTGAATACGCTTACGGCAGATGGTCGGAAGAGTTCTGTTCCATTGCAGGGATTGGTTATGCCCCTAAAGATGGAAGTTCATTTATTGAACAATGCCGGAGAGAAGGAATTAGCGAGGAATCTCTTTTTGAACTTGGAATGTTCAAACGTGGTGAGGACGATGGCATATACGCCATGTTTCGGCAGCGCATCATGATACCCGTCCGTAACAGATGGGGACGTATCATCGCTTATACAGCCCGCTATATTGGCAACAATGAGAAAGCCCCGAAATATATCAACTCTTCCACCAGTATCATTTACTCCAAAGGAGAAACCCTGTTCGGGATTGACCGGGCAAGCCGACAACGGGATGTTGATTACTTCATCATAGTGGAAGGCGCACCGGATGTACTAAGGATGCAGTCCATTGGTTTTGACAATACCATAGCGGCTCTTGGTACTGCATGGACGGACAGCCAGTTCGACCAACTGAAAAAGTTCACATCATCGCTTTGCTTCATACCGGACTCGGACACTGCCGAAGGCAAACCTTATGGGGCTGGATTTGAAGCGGTCATAACAAACGGAGCATCTGCAATAAAGAAGGGATTCCATGTGACAGTCAGGGAACTACCATTCGCGGAGCAAAACGGAAAGAATGATGCCGATAGCTACATCCATTGCAAAGAAGATTACTCTTCCCTAAAGGAAAAGCATTTCATTGTATGGCTGGCACAAAAACGCTTCTGCATAGCCGGTTCTTTGATGGAAGAACGGAAATACGTGGCTGAAATCGCAGACCTCTTGCGCTATGTAAAAGACCAACTTGTTTTTGACCTGTGCATCGAGCAACTGGCCAAACTGCACGGCAAGGTCAAGTTGTGGCGTGATGCCGTCACCCAAGCACGTAGCGAAGCGAGGAAAAAGAAGGAACATGGATCGTCCATGAACGAAATGCAGCGTGAAGCAGAGTTGCTGCGCCAATTCGGTCTGTTTATCCGGGAAAACTGCTATTACGCCATCAGCGAAGGGGACGAGGATCCGGCAAGAATCTCCAACTTTATCATGGAACCACTATTTCATATCGAAGATGAGAACAACGCTACCCGAATTTTTCGGATGCGGAATATGTATGATGTGTGTAAGGTTATCGAACTGAAGGAGTCCGAACTGTGCTCATTGAGCAACTTTCAACAAAAAGCCGGCTCATTAGGCAATTATGTATGGCTGGCCAAAATTGACAAACTCAACCGGGTCAAGGAATATCTGTATTCCAAAACGGACACGGCTGAAAGAATACGCAAGTTAGGCTGGAACGCTTCTGAAGAGTTCTTTGTTTTCGGTAACGGCATATTATATGGTGGCACTTTCAAGAAGGTTGATGATTTGGGCATTGTCCGTGGTGTCAACGGCAAGGCGTTTTATATTCCGGCGACTTCCAAAATTTATCTCCATAATCAGGAAATCTTTCAGTTTGAGCGGTTGATGGTTCACGAGAACCGCAACGGCGTAAAGCTGTATGATTTCTCTGCAAAGCTGATTGGGGTGTTCGGCGAGAACGCCTCTATTGCTTTATGCTATCTTCTTGCCACCCTGTTCCGTGACATCATATTCAGACGCACCCGGCATTTCCCAATCCTGAACCTTTTCGGTGAGAAAGGAACCGGAAAGACCACATTGGCTACTTCACTCCAGTCCTTTTTCCTACACGGAATTGACCCGCCCAACCTTGGTGTTACATCTGTTCCTGCCATGAACGACCGTGTATCACAGGCAGTCAATACCCTGGTGGTACTGGATGAATACAAAAACGACCTTGACATCCGCAAAATCGCCTATCTCAAAGGTCTTTGGGGAGGTGGTGGGCAGACAAAGAAGAATACCAATACGGACGGGATGGCAGCGCAGACCATCGTCAGCACCGGAGTTGCCCTTTGCGGACAGGACAAGCCCACACAGGATATGGCTCTTTATACCCGTGTCATCTTCTTGTCGTTCTCCAAAACTTCATTCAACCAGATAGAGAAAAGAAACTATGAAGATTTGGTCGCACTCTGCAATATGGGTCTAACCCACTTGACCATTGAGATATTGAGCCATCGGGAACTATTTGAGAAGAACTTTGCTGAAATCTATTCCATTACCAAGAAGGAACTGGCCGCAAAGTTTGAGAATGAGAGCATCCATGACCGTATTTTCGGAAACTGGGTCATCCCTTTGGCGGCTTACAGAACTCTGGAGACAGTGCTGGATGTCCCGTTTAGCTATGCCGACCTATTTGAAACGGCAGTCAAAGGCATTCGAAGCCAAAATGAACTGGCTCAGGAAAGTTCCGAGGTCGCTGACTTTTGGAGTATGCTGCAAGGATTCCAAACTTCTGGGAAATGTGTGGATAAGGCACATTACCGCATCCGCTATATGAAATCATTCCACCCAATTTCCGTCAAGGAAGATATTGAGTTCAAGGAGGCACGCCCCATCCTCTATTTGAATATGGCGGCAGTGGCTTCCTTATTCAACAGCCGGAACATGAACGCTACCGCTAACCGTTCTAACTGGTCCACCATTATGTCGTACCTGAAATCCCATTCGTCATTCCTTGGATTGAAACAGGATAGGTTTACCATCTTGTTACCCAGCGGTCTGCCCGACTATTCATTTGAAATGGTTAACAATGAGCAGGTTAAGAAGGTCAAAGTCAATCGTCCAAAGGCGTTATGCTTTGACTATCTGCAATTAAAGGAGGCGTTTGGATTAGAGCTAGAGACAGAGGTAATTCCTGACACGCAAAATCCTGATGATTTTTAGATAGTTTCTTGAAAAAGGGAGTCGTTATGAATGATATTTTGTTTATCAAATCAATAGTGTTCATAAATTCGTGAACAGCATAAAATAATGAACATAAAATTTGTCCAAGCAAGGAATGTTCACTAATTTTGCACTGTTCATAAATTCGTGAACAACATAGAAAGATTGAACAACAAAGCAAATATATGGGAACTGAGTATTTGGAATTGTTTAATGAAGCCATTGACAATTTAAGGACATCGACAGGAAATGACAGTATAGCCATTTGTGACGAATTGAACAAATCGATTTGCATTAATGGCACTGAATTTTATTGTAGCATTAAAAAGACCATAAGCAACGCTAATGTTTTTTCTGTCATTGAAGAAATCAAAAACAAGAGTATAGATAAAAATATGCCTATAATTTTGATTACCAACAAAATCTATCCTAAATTGGCAAATACATTTGCTGACAATCAAATCAACTGGATGGATAAAGTAGGGAATTGTGACATTAGGCATGAAAATCTGACTATCAGGATTTCCGGACAAAAAAACAATGCACTCACCAAGGCAAGTACTGCTACAAAAATAAGTGAGACAAACATTAAACTTATCTTGTTTTTCTTGCAAAATCCGGAAAGTGTAAATTGGTCTTATCGTGAGATTCAAGAAAAAGTCGGTTTGTCCCTTGGTACTATTACTAAAGCCTTCGACCTATTGAAAGCGAAACGATACTTAGTACAAACCGATAAAGGAAGGCGAATTGCCATGCGTGAAGAACTTATTGAATGGTGGCAACAACAATACAACGAGTATTTGAAGCCTAAATTGCTCATCAACCGAATGGCTTTCCGCACTCCCGAAGCGAGAAAAAGATGGAAAGAAATGACACTTCCCAAAGGTATGTATTGGGGAGGCGATTGTGGTGCTAATTTAGTTAATGGATATTTAATCCCTGGCGAATTTGAAATTTACACCGATGTCGTAAGCTCATTACTTCTTCGGACTGGCATGGTAATGCCCAATCCTGACGGGGAAATACATATCTATAAGAAATTTTGGATTGGCGAAGGCATAGAAAACCTTGCTCCCATCTTAATCATTTATGCAGATCTGATGGGCACCGGAGATAGCCGATGCCATGAAGCTGCTTTAAGAATAAAAGAAAATGGAATATAAAATCACACGAGAGGCATTACAAAACGATTTGCTTTATGATACCCTTAAAGCATTGAGTCAAGTGATGAATGACCTGCAACTGGATGTGTATGTTGTAGGCGCATTAGCAAGAGACATTGCAATGGAAATACTTGAAATGCCACCTTCACCTAGAAGAACAGCAGATTTGGATGTGGCTATTGCATTGAAAGACTGGAACCAGTTTGAACTATTAAAGGAGCATTTATTGGAGAACCATTTTGTTAAAGGAAAACCGAAACAACGATTTTATTATAAAGGCGCGGACGGAAATAATGATTATGAAATCGACATTGTACCTTTCGGTGAATTAGAGGCTGATGAAAAAGTTGCATGGCCACCTGAAGGTAATCCTGAAATGTCGGTCAAATGTTTTAAAGACGTAATGAATATCGCCGATACTGTGGTGATTGATGATGCCATTACTGTAAAAATGGCTCCATTGTCAGGACAATTTTTGATTAAGTTCGATACTTGGCTTGATAGGCACTTACTAACTGACAAAGATGCTGCCGACATGCTTTATATAATGGACAACTTCTATTTGGCGTATATTTCGTTCAAACAACCGGTTCCTGATGAAGTTCAAGAAACAAGTGAAAGTTTTGACCTTTTGAACGGTGGTGCCAGATGGATTGCCTGTGAAATGAGAGAATTTCTTACCAATGAGCATCTTCAATTCTATACTGAAAAACTACAAGAACAAATAGAATTAGATGAGAACAGTCCATTAATTAGGTCTATGAGCGAAAAGTATTCAGCAAGCAACTCACATATGATTGTAAAAAATGCACTTATCGGTATGGTTGAAGTATTAAAGAAAGGAGAAGATAATGGAGATAAATAGTTTTTCAATAGAAGGCATACACTATTCAAATGAAGATAGTTTATCTGTCCGTCAAATGGCAGACAATAAGGCTGTTGCAGTTTTGGCAGACGGCATGGGTGGTTTGACATTTGGCAAAGAAGCAGCAGATTTGATAGTGAATACTATTACAACCTTTGTTTGTGAACACATAGGCAAATTATCCGTCCGGGATTTGTTAAGCAAAGCATTAGAACATGCCGATGAAGCCATTGCCCAAAAGAGTGTGGAAGTCCATAGCAAAATGGGGGCTGCCGTTGCTATCGCCTTTGTAGATGGAAACGACATTCACTATACTTGGCTAGGTAATGTCAGAATTTATCTTTCCGACCATAATGAAATAATGCCGTTAACAACCGACCATATGTTAGATGTCGGATATGGCAAACATCTGCTTACAAGGTGTATCAAAGGTGCAGGACTAAGAACTGATGTGCCTTATCAAAACAGGAAGGTCAAAGCTGGGGACATCCTTCTTCTTTGCACTGATGGGCTTTATAAACAAATAAAGGTCAATCAAATGTTAGATATAACACTCCCTACAAACAAGAAATATGAGGATGATGCTTCTTTAATAAAAATAGTATTATAGTAAGATATCACAAATTGGAATGCAGTTCTTGTGGATTTACGCAAGAACCGCATTTTAATAATGATTAGAGAGACTATACCTTTTTAAAATATTGACTACATCCATTTTCATCTTTCCGGCTTTCCTGACCGTATAAAACGTGCCACCTTGGGCTTTGCCATCATAGTATGCAATCACACCGCAAGAATGTGAAAGCATATAATCATTCCGTCTGAATAAACATCCACGGAAATAGTTTTCGCTCAATGTAACAACCTTATCCGTTTTGGCAAGTATTCGGTGATAACGCTCCTGTTCAGAAGAAGTCCATCGGTTGCTTTGTCCCGAAAACGGGACAACGGCAATCAGCTGAATATCGGGGAATTTGTCTTTGAGTGACAACACGACCTCTGCTGCCATCATGTCAAATCCCAATGCCATGCCACAATAGAAACGGGTCATACCTGATTTGCAAGCAAGAGTCACGGCTGTAGTCAGACGTTTCCTTACTTCCTCCTGCCGGGCTGACGGGATAATCCGATGACCTGTAAAGGCTATGGATTTTCCCCTTTCTGAATACGATACTTTTTCCATCAGTTTCTTACTTTGTAATGCGTTCTTGCCAAGAAAATACCACCAAGTACATTCGCTCCGAAACTTTCAAGCTGGCAGGCATAGAGGGCGTAACTCATTCCACGGGTGATTACATCGTCATACACTAAAACTCTCTTTCCGTCAAACCACTTCTCGTCAAACTCCAAGATGCTAACTTTGCGGATTTCCTTTTCTGTCTTTCGGTGCTCATGGATGGATAGCCTTTCGCCACATACCTTCACATGGTCGTAGCCGTTTATCGCTCCGGTCAGTTCGCACACCCTTTGGCAAAAAGCCTTGTATCGGATTTCATTCTTCTTGTCCGTAGATGCCGGAACTGGAGAGAATACGATGTCAATGCACGTTTCGCCATATCGTTCTTTCATGCTCGATGCGGTCATCTGGGCAACTTTCTCATAAGCCTTTCCATCCTTGAAAGCATAAACAAGGTTTCTGTCGGCAATTTCCTTCTCGCCCACATTCTGAATACGTTTAGGGAAATACTTGCAGAACCAAACCTGGGGCTTGTCCAACTGCTTTTTGATGTTCTCGTCAATCTGTGCCATACGCTTTGAATTATTTTCCCTTTTGTTTCAAGCTTTTCGGCTTGCCCAAGGGATATTTTTTGCTTTCCCAGCGTGTTGGCAGGCAATAAGGCAAATGAGGGAACAGCAAATACGCTCAACCCGTTTGAGGAAGATTTGCCGTTCCCGGTTTGACGTTTGATGATGCCGACAAGAACCTTTGCAAAAGAATATCCGCAGAGGTAAGCCGGACAGAATCATATAAAGTCGTGGGAAGCCCCCACTCCATGTGTAATGATTGTAGAAACATCTTGACCGAATTTCTTAATGAAATGACCGTCAGCCGAGATATGCAAGTGCCGTAGCGAAGTCTCGATCCACCTGCATGTCTCAGCAAACGGTCTTTTCATGTTCGGTCTAAAGGCAGACTGTTATTCTTGGCAAATAGCAACCCGTTGCCATGCGGCAAGAATGTCTGTATGCCTGTATTTTCCAAATATCATCTTACAGATACTCCTTCCATTGTATTGTTTCAACGAATGAATCCCCATATTACAGACTTATCCTTAGTGCATTTTCAAAATATAATATGCACACATTTCACGGTTGACAGCGTTGACAGGGCTTAAAATACATTGTATCAAAGGCTTCATATAAAATTGGTGCGTTGACAATCGTTGACAAACGTAGCCACTTTTTCCATTCCCTTTAAAATCCGGTGCCAAGTGTTGACAAAACCGGGTACATATACATTTTATTCTTTTATTAAGTAAATAATATAACAGATTGTATAGCAAGTGCTTTTTAGTCGCATTTCTGCGGCTAAAAAGCTTTGGCTCCTTTGTCAACGCTGTCAACCCTCAAATATATAACCCTTCTCATTCTCGCAAAAACATCACTTGTTTTCACCCTCGTTACCCTTGATGATTCATTCCGCAAAGCCAGGCACTCCTACATATTCCCGATAAATCCATACAAATCATTGGTATTCCAATATTTAACGTGTTGTCGAGTTACCTGTAAGGTTGTAACTTTCACGTCAAAACAATCTCAAATTATGGGTTTACACACAATTTTAATGGGAATTATCCCGGATAGGCTCTACACGGTCAATGAGGCGGCTCGCTTCCTTTGTGTCCATCGCTGCACCATCTATGCCTACATCAACCATCAAGAAAAGCCTCTGCCTTTTGTCAGGCAACAAGGTAACATGCGGATTTTGTTTCAAGGTTGCGACTTGACGGCGTATAAGGCGAGCGGTCTCCCAAAGAAGGGGCGAAAACGGAAAAGCGACATGCAATAATAATCAAGTCAGCCGTGGCACTACCACCACGACTGACTTATTATTCATTTTTCAAATCTCGCCAAGAACCGTTGAAGCCGATTGTCGCTCAGTTGTTTCAATGGGGTTGGCTGAAAGTTTAGCTGCTGCCTTACTCGGAGTTTACCGAAGCCTTGTGCTGTAAGGTCAAGTTCCACCTCTGATAATTCATTGAGGGAAATATAACCATACTCGTCCTCCATCAACCCGATGACGATGCCGAAAAAAAGAGTGTCGTCCCTTTCGGTCTCTCCTTCAAGTATGAACCAACGTACTGAACCGATGGCGAATATCGCAATACAAACGGCTTCTTTTCCCTTGCCGTCTTGGGAATATAGAGGATAGTCTTTCAAGACTTCCTCCAAATGGGGTGTCAACAATCTACACATAACAATCAAATTCTATTTCATCTTCATACACATCTATCTCTGCTCCGCTACTGAACTGCACAATATAACCTCTTGCAGTCTTGCCTACGATTATACCTCTGTGGTAGCCACGCCACGGCTTTATCAGTTCACATTGCCGTCCGTATTCCGGGAAGTCTGTCTCGTACATAATCGCTATTTTTTGAAGTTGGTATATTCGGGGCCATAAATGAGGTTGTCTTCGGTCAGTCGGTCGTATGCCGCTGCTGCAAGATGAGAAGCCCACTTGTTGCGCTCGTCATAACAACCTTTTTGATAATTGAGTGCTAATTGGCGCATGAAACCGATACAGACCTTGAACATCTGTTGTTGGAGATAACGGTGCGCTTTGGTCAGTTCCTTGCCGGTCTTGTCAGCGGAACACATCCGTCCGTTTACGAAGTTTGCAAACTCTTGGGCAAAAGCCTTGTCTTGTTCGGAGATGGCCTCTCCTGAAAAATTCTTGTAATCCATATTGATGAAGTTTAGATGGTTGCTTGATGATAGATTTGTGGCTCAGATGATACATTGTAGATATAATTTCCACACTGTATCAACAGGCAGTTCTTGCCATAATAAGAGTGTTTCATACCTCGAATACTCCCCGACTTATGAAAATTGGGGAAGCGGTCGATACCGATTCTCTTGCCTTGTTCGATTGTCATTCTTTTTACTCGCATAGTTCCTAAATTTGAAAGTTTAATTCTTTTCCCTTTTGTGAAGCTCTTGTGAGCCTTTTGGTCGGGAGAACCGTTTTTCGTGCGAGATTGCCACTACGGACAAAAGGGAAGATAAGGCAAGTGTGAGGTCTGAGAGTACGGACGGAATACCCTAATTTTAGAGGAACGAGAAAATTTGCGGAAGGCTGCCGGCAAGCCCTCTGACCGAAAACAACAGTGACATTTGACGTTCTTTCTGTCCGTAGTATTTTTGCACGGAAAAATGAGTCCCGACCAAGAAGAGCAAAACGAGTAATCGGCAATGGCTAAAGATTTCCGTAAGAAACGAACTGCCGTTTTCAGATTAGACTACACAAAACCAAGTCGGTGATTCTGCTATTGCAAGTGCAACCTGCAACAGTAAAATCACCGTTATATACTTCCAGACAAATAAGTCTTCTAAGAAACGATATTAATGTGAACTTTTTTTATTTGATGATGAAGGTACGAATATAAGTTAACCTGTTAACTCGTATTCAAAATTAATGATGATTGTTTTATTTAGCTTTCTTATAACCCGTTTCAATGCCACTACTGCATTTACAATCTGTTAGCAATACTAAGGTATGTGATAAATCTGTGTATTCCGCTTTCAAAGCATCGAACTTAGAACGATTACTACCTTCTCTATGAACATCAAATATCCAAAATACAGACAAGCAAGCACCAGTTGCATTAGTGTACTGGATAAACTTATTTTTATATTCCTGTCGTTCATTGTCTTCTTGAATTTCTTTATTGTGAAGAAGTTTGAGTTCTACCATGATAGGATTACACAAGCCATACCGAATAAGAAAGTCAGTACGTTTATTATCTTGAAGAGTTACCTCTCTATCTACTCTAACTGTTTCTAATCCCATTTGACAGCATTTATTAATAATGGTATTTTTCAACTCCCTTTGAATAAAATCTTCATTTAAATATTCTTGCCTAACTAAAGAATATATACCTTGGTCTTGTATCTCTTTTTGAACTTCAAAATGTATCATTGTGAAATAACGTCTTAAATCACCATCGTTCCGAATGTTTAAATATGATTCTTCAACACATTTGTTGTATTGTTTAACAGCTCTATCGATGGCAATCTTTTCATTCATAAGAAACCGCATTTCTGCATTATTCATAATACTTGTGGCAAGGTAACTTACATTTTTCGAATTATGTTCCTCTATCTTTTGCCTTAACATTGAAATATAATCGACTTTATTTACATTTACGAAGAAATAATAAATCTGGTCAAGAAGATAACGGGCGTATTCCAACGTATCTGTATTTTCACATAATCTCAAGCCAAAATCGAACAACTCCAACATATACTTAGCCAATGTTTCATCGGCTGCTATACCCATAAAACACCTGAACATATATGGATTTGGACTCATCATTTCGGATTCCCCATATGAAATCGAACGAACATGTCCCATATCATTATAAATGGTCTTTACGACATTGTTCTTTAAATACTCAACTCTCCATTTTATGGCATCGGAATCCTTAAATTTCTCAATCAATATAGCGTTGCACTGCACCTTTACACTTGCAATGTTATCATCTTCAAGGGAATTGAATAGATGTCGGTATTTGTCTATATCCCAATAGCCGTAGTCTGATATGATATTTAATGCCTTGGAAGCCGCAATGCTATAATCAAGATTTTGGTTAGCTATATATTGCTCAATATACTCTTCCAGCTTATAGAACAATGCCTCAATCCCATAATCAGTGATACAGGTACATATATCATCAGAACTAATATCCATAAAATTATCTTCCCTGGATTTCCACCATTCCACAAGCTGTTTTTTCTCGTCATCACTAACACTACCAATGACAGACTTGTATATTTCCTTAATTTCGTTGACATCATAATGTCTCGTAATGCAGATGTTTGGCAATGTCTTAGCCAAAATAATTCTATAGTCATTTAATAAATCCTTATCGTCCAAATGATATAAGATTTTTACGAAACAAGGAATTTTAAGCAAAGACAGGTGCAAAGTAAAAGAATTGTGTGCATTCCTTTCTATTGCAATTTTATCTAAATCAAGTTCATTAAAGAATGTTTTAATGACATCAATTAAAGGTTGATGATTTTGTTTACGCACAAATTCAATGTCATTAGATAACTCATATGCAGCATCGTACTTGTCATAATTAGATACGCTTGAATCCACAAGAATTTTGTAAGCCTTTATCAAGTGACGTTCGTGTAGATTTACTTTTTCGTTTTCTGATTTTTGAGATTCTTCATCCCATCGTTTAAATGTATCTGCATAACGTTCTATATATTCAGTTATAGAAACCTTCTTTTCTTCATTCCCTCTAATTCTATTCACAAGATGAACAAGAATATCATCAATATTCCAAATCTCTAATTTTGCCTGAGACAACAACTTATCCAAGGATGATATAAGTTCAGTATCAATAATTTCTGTACCAAAATGTCGAAATAAATCTTCTAAATCCCATACCCTATCAAAACTTGCAATAAACAAGGATCCTGTTACTTCTTCAAGCAGTATATGCTTAATAGCTACATTAATTTCATTATGGGCAGTATAAGAATGATAGGATATAAAACCTGCAATTATTCTTGTGATAAGCTGTCTGCTATCAACATCCCCATTCCAAGCTATATCAAATTGCTTCTTTAAGTACAATTCATAACAAACAAGCAATGCACCCTTTTTATTAAAAAAATCATAGAGCTTTCCATCTGCCAAGATTCTATTGTAAGCATAAGTCATTGTCGTTAAATCTTCGATACATAAAACCGCATTTATTGAATAAGGATTACTTACATAGCATCCAGCCAACCAACAATCAACGACATTCTTATCTATGATTTTACCATATCCGGTTATTTCACAATACTTCTCTTTTAGTTCTTTCGTAAATCCGCTATATGATTTTGATAATTGTATAAGTTCGGCATTACATTTAAGAGCATTATAAAAATTTAAAGCTGCCAACTGTTTTTCATTATCGCCAGTTTTCATTAGGCTATTTGCTGTGTCAGTCCAGTAATCCAAAACACATTTACTTAATTTATTTTCTTCAATAATTGCATCAATAATGGAATAAATATTAAATAGTTGTATCTTGTTGAGTTGGTCTGATGACAACATCATTATAGGATCACAATTTGCTATATAGCACTCCTGCAATAATTTAGATATTGGACCCCTCCACATAATATATGCAGGCATTCGTTGATAGTGTTCAAAAATAATTGAGAACAAATCTTCTTTCTGCTGAAGTGAAAGAACTGAGGAGTCAACATATTTTAATAGATTCTCAAATGATTTATTTTCAAGATTTGACTCGTATGATACAATGAGTTTGAACACATTGATAAAAGTTTGGATTCTATCATCTGAATATGATATATGCGGAATGACATCATACCAGTTAGGATATATATGCTTCAAATCTTTATGTACAGCAATATCATAAAGGACACTTTCTATATTGTCTTGCCTACATAGTTCCTTTGCCGCAAGATATTCTTGTAGTTCAGTATTTTCAAATTGCAGTATCCCATTTGTATCCTTTAATATACGGCTTTGAAAAAATAACAAGTCAAAATTAGCTATGAGCATCTGAGTCATATTACCTTTCATACCATCTAAAATCGTATATAGCTCATCTTTTGAAATTTGGTCTTTCCGACTTATCTCCATAACAAAAGCCACTTTTTCCAGGACTCGTTGCACTAAAATTTTATTGCTCTCGTTGTATTTGAAACCCTTATGAGATTTTATAGCTGCCTGTATTGAATGAATAATCATATACTCAAAAAGTTCACCGATATTTGAAGAAGCTCCTTGTTGATTATCACATTCTAATAAAAAAGTCAAATATCTGGGGATTGTTAGGAGTTCTCTTAATTTGGAGCTTTTATTTACATTTTCTATTGTTGCCTTAGAGCACTTATTATTAATAATATTCAATACATCTGTTTCGTTCAGCCTACGTATTTCTACGAATTGTAAATTCTTGCAATCAGAGAAGTGCTTTGCATAAGATGCGACATAGTGTTTTCTGCAAGTAAATAGTATCTTGATATCCTGATTCGCTTCTTTATATTGTTTTATTGATTGCAGCACATCATAAAAAGAATTCCCTTCAACCTCATCCAAAGCGTCTATTATACAATACATCTTCTCGGCAGGAATATCCGTGGGGGTAAACTCGGATGCAGTACAAGAGTATAAATCTGTAGAGATTCGTTTTTTTATTTCATCAGTGAGTCGGCTTTTACCAATGCCTGGTTCACCTATGATACAAACGAAACAATTTTCAAGCAAATTATCTATTGACAAATTCTCTACTGCATCATCAAACAAGGAAGACTGCTTGTTATTCTCTAACAAGTCATCAATTGTTTGATATTTCACAATCTGTGGCGTAATATAGCTCAATACTTTTTGGGGTTTCATAAGGTCAAATCTATTTAAGTTGCATCACAAATCTATATAAAATCTGCGAGATTTTACACCGGAAGGATAAAGAAAACATTTTTCTGTATAGAAAGGCAATACAAAATTAAGTATAGATTCAAATCTATTTGGGTATTGGGGTGGAAAATTGAAAATAATTCACTAACTTTGAAACTGAAACGATAACTCATAACTTTATGAAGCGTATAAACCGATTAAAAATTGTCTTGGTCGAGAAGGAAAAGACCAGTAAATGGCTGGCTGAACAGTTAGGAAAAGATTGTTCAACGGTCTCAAAGTGGTGTACCAATTCTTCACAGCCCAGTATTGAAACGCTGTTGCAGATAGCGCAGTTGCTTCATGTGGACATCAAACAACTATTAAACTCTTCATTGGACGAACAAAATGGATAAGATAGCATTAAAGAATAAAATACGTGGTCTTGAAGGACTGACCAACGACGAGAAGTCGGCTTTGATAGAATTGCTGAACAAGCAGAAAAAGTACGGCTTAGTATGGGAAGACAAACCCGAGGATGTGGAAGAACGTCTTCGAGACGAGTTGCCTGTACTGAAAGAGGTAAAGGAACGCTTCATCGCCTCCGATGCACCGGATGCACCTAACCATATCTTAATAGAGGGCGACAACCTCGAAGCATTGACGGCATTAAGTTATACCCATGCCGGGAAGGTGGATGTGATTTATATCGATCCGCCGTATAACACGGGTAATAAGGATTTTGTCTATAATGATTCATTCGTGGATTCAGAAGATAGTTTCCGTCATTCCAAGTGGCTGTCGTTTATGAACAAGCGATTGAAGATAGCCAAAGGACTACTTTCAGAGAAAGGGGTGATATTTATTTCCATTGATGATAATGAGCAGGCGCAATTAAAGTTGTTGTGTGATGAGGTGTTTGGTGTGCAAAATAATATGGGAATTATAGTGTGGAAAAAAAAGACCAATGGTAATAATATGGGATTTATACCTCCTGTACATGACTATATTTTAGCTTACGCACAAAATATTTTAAATTTGTCCTCTAATGAATTCGGTTATCCTATCACCGAAGATTATTTAAAGAAGACATATTCAAATCCAGATAATGACATTAGAGGACCTTGGACTACGACTGATTTATCAGCTAATCATGTAGGTCCCTATTATCCAATAACAAATCCTCAAACAGGAACGGTGCACTATCCCCCAAAAGGTAGATATTGGGTATTTAATGAACAGGAAACATTAAAGCGTATAAAAGATGGTCGGATTATTTTTGGAAAATCAGGTATTACAAATCCTGTGCAAAAGGTTTTTATGAAAGATCGAACATTTAAACGCTTAACTGTAGAATCATGGTGGGATAATCATGGATTAAATCAAGAAGGTACAACTGAATTAAATAATATTTTCACGAGTCCTAAAAAGTTTATTCACCCCAAACCCGTAAAAACATTATGTAACATTTTGAAGATTTCAGCCAGTAGAAAAGCGACTATTCTTGACTTCTTCGCCGGTAGTGGCACCACCCTTCACGCCACCATGCAATTGAACGCCGAAGACGGTGGTCATAGAAAGTGCATCCTTGTCACCAATAATGAGAACAACATTTGCGAAGAAGTAACTTACGAGCGCAACAAGCGTGTGATTAACGGCTATACCACTCCCAAAGGTGAAGAAGTTGCCGGGCTGAAAGCAAACACGCTTCGATATTACAAGACCGATTTCGTGAGCCGTGACCAAAGCCCCAAGAATATGCGTGCGCTGGTGGCGGCAAGCACCGACCTGCTTTGTATCAAAAACGATGTCTATGCCGAAGCCCTGTTTGCCGGAAAGAAGATAAACAGCAAGATAGCCCGCTACTTCGAGGATAAGCATACCCGAATGTTGGTCATTTATGATGAGCGCTTCATAGCCGCCATTGTAGAACTGCTGCAAACCATTGAATTGGATGAACGGGGAAAGATAAAAGTCTATACGTTTGCTGCCGGTCGTTATGCTTACGATGATGACTTTATAGAAGTTGCCGACAAGGTAGAACTCTGTGCCCTGCCTGCTGCCATCTACGATGCCTATCAGCATGTATTGCCAAAGCGTAGGCCGAAGTTTCTGCCCGAAGCCTTGATAGACGAAGAAAACGAGGAAGGAGGATTGCGATGA